ATATTGGCATCCAATTCTTTTCACAATAACTATTCGGATCTTTTGGCGGCGGAATTCTGAATCTACTGACCTCAACGACATCTTCATCGGAGACAACAATTTCGCACAATTCCATTCTGCCCTGACCATTAGTAGTTGTATCGCGTCGAACCCCAGTTACATACAGTTTATTATCCCAATTAACTAGTCTAGCATCTTCTAAGCCAACGAAATCCCATAAAGGTTCGTAAGTATCAAATCTACTGGTATTGATTTTAGTCGCTTTTGAAATAGAAAAATCATCATTTAATTCACAATAATAATTAGTTGTTCTTAAATGCATGTCGTTTTCTGGATGTATATATGTTAACGGTCCCCACGGATGCTGAAATAATTTCGCCTCAGAGTGATAGAATGTATAATTTACATGTCGTAAATTAACTATTATTTTCCCATCAACTACCAACACAGAAGGATTCATCAATCCTGTACCGCCCGTAATATTCGCGGGTAATATTAATGGAAAAATATCCCCGCCGTTATTGATAACATGTTTTACTAATGTGTTCATTTTCTCTCTATATCGTCTTCTATACAATTTTCTCCATACTGAATTTCTACTAACTTTAATGGAGTATCTGTTTCATTACATAACATATGCCATTCATTATTAGCAATAGTCAAATGTTGATGCTTTACTAAACGAGTTTGAAGTTCGTAATCCGTGCTGCGATTTAGTGTATATACACTAGCAACACCTTCAGTAACAAACCATATTTCACTACGATTAGCATGACGCTGCATACTTAAGCATGAACCTGGATCAACCACTAATTCTTTGACCTTTGTTGACTTATCGTGTTCATACATCACACGATAGTGACCCCACTTTCGTTCAGTTTTCGGGGCACGCCAATCAGATAGAATCCAACTGCTAGAGTTTTTCTTATTATCGCCTCCTACACCAAACGCAAATGACAATCTAGGACTCTCAATGTCCATTTCTGGAATATTAGTGCTTGTTCTATCTCCTCCGTTGGCAAAAATAATTTCATCATCGGGGAAAATTTCTAATGTTTCTTTGATGAAGTTCTTAGCACTGCCATCAGCGTCATAGTCATCATCAAAGAAAACTACTCGATCAACTACCTTTAACTCTCTGATTATCGCCTCTCGCTCCCACACTGGCATAAATGGTTTACCCTTTTTACGAGTTAACCACGCATCTGAGTTAACACCTACAATCAGTTGGTCGCCTAATTTTTTTGCTTCATTAAAATAAGCAATATGCCCACTGTGTAGCGGATCATAGCCGCCGGTACAGATTACAATTTTCATAGTGATATATCTTCCATTCCTGATACTCTAAGTCTAGCAACGTGTCCTAGCATAAAGTTTTTACTTTCTAAACCCTTAATTAGTCCTAACCATTTGTTTCTGATTAGTGCTACTTCGTTAATTAAGGTTTCGTAATCAATCACTTCATCTTCTCCGTCAACGTACTTCTCGGCATCTCTACTACTTAGAGCACGGGCATAAGACTCCAAATATTTTTGAAAATGCTTACGGCGAATTTTACGTAATTGAATGTTTAAGTAATTAAGCACCGCCTCGATTTCCTGTAATTGATTGAAGCGTTTTTCTGTGATACCAGGCAAATCAGCAACCTGACGTTCTAATTTACCACGTATTGAACATTCAAGTTTTGCCTGACCCAATTCGCTTTCGTAGTAGGAAATGAAATCAGGCAATTTACTTAAATCATTGATTATTTGATTATACCACATTAATTTTCGTAGTCTTCATCTGCGTCAAAGTCATCTAAGTCGGATTCTCCCGCGTATTCATCATAACTACGCTTAGTATAAGAATCCGCTGCTTTGAACTCAGTAAGTTGCTCATCAGACAGAACATCTACCAGATAACTCATCAGAGTATCACTGGCTTCTTGACGATCCTTTGCTGGAATATATTGTTTTAGAGTTTGATAAGTTTCAATCAGAACGTCAGTTTCAATATTCATGTTTAGATTACACCTTTATTTTTTATTACTTATGTGACGTCATTATCTTTATTAATATTATTTTCTACAGTTTTCACGCGATTATGAAATTCTCTCATAACGCGGTCCATTATACCATCTGTATTCTTATTCCATTCCTTTCGAAAATATTTATGTACGACTCCATCCAAGTCAGTATAAGAATATCTATTACCCTCTTTTAGGATAATTTGCTTTTTTTCGTATAGGTCGAATAAACCGCTGTAGGGATCTAGTCCTTGATCATATGGAATTTTCAGTTCAACATCTTCAAAAGGCTTTGAGTAACGTGTTTTCATTATCTTACAGCCAGATCTAATGCCCTTTACTTCACCAATTTTGTTGCCATCTTCGTCTTCTTTTAATTTCAATTTTTTCATTGCGACAACAATTGAACTTGCGTATACAAAACCTTGACCACCAGAAATATTTGGATCTGGGTTGTAAGGATCCTGCGACGCATAAGTATGGTTAGTTGCGACTAGACCGATATTCAAATCACCGAACATGTTAACACAGTTACGAACCAATGCGGTCAATGCTTTTGGCTTTCTGCCTAGATCACCCTTAAGATCACCGCTTTCAAATTGATTTACATCAGTTGGAGTCAGCAACATACCGATACTGTCTAGAATGAACAATACCTTAGGACGTTGATCTTCTGGCATTGTCTTATATTCTTTGACAAATTCACTGATAAGTTTAGCAACATCATCAATCATTGCCATGTTCAACTTCAGCAATTTATCTTCACCCGTATCAACTCCAAGGGCGTGTAACCAACTTTCATCAAGGGCGTTTTCTGTATCAATCAGAATAACATAAATGCCCTGTTGTTGTGCGTTACGTACTAAGTTGCCACTACACAAAAATGACTTGCCGCTGCCACTCTCACCCGCAAATACAGTAACTTTACCCATTGGAATACCACGATTGAAGTCACCACTGATTAGATAGTTAAGAGCATAACTGCCAGTACTTACCCAATCAGTGGGGTCATTAAAACCCACACTGAGGCCCTCAATTGACTTTGTTACTGATTTTCTAAATTTTGCTATATCAAACGGCTTATTCATATTAACGATCCAGTTCTAATTTGTTGTATGCTGCGATCAACTTGACAAGTTCATCCTCAGTATTACAAACAATCTTTACTGTTGTCCAATCATCATCAGAATTTTTACCACTGATTTCAACCATCCAACCATTATCGTAACGATTGATTGTAAAAGAATCCGATACCTTCTTTAAACGAACAAGATTACTCATATTTTTTTCTCCTAGATTAAATAAAAACTCCGGCAGTGCGCCGGAGTATAAACTACACAACTACTATGACTTTACGCCTTTTGACGAGATCTGATCATAGCGAGAATATCTTCCGCACGTTGTGCTGGCTTTGCTGAAACACTAGGTGTTGCTTTTTGCTCAGGCACAAATGGTGAATCAGATTCATCTGCTACTTCGGCAACGACTGGCTTAGTAACGGTTGACTTGACCGATGCCTTTACTACAGGAGTATCATCCTCATCGTAAGAGTCTTTGGCACTGTTAGTCTTAGACCCAGAAGTATTCAGACCAACTGGCTTGAAGTATGATGCCCAACGTTCAACGTCATAAAGTTCGCCATTTACGCTTGCTTCAAACATTTCCTTGATGATTTTTACTTCTTCCGCTGATGGCTTCTTTGGTAGAAAATCAGCGAGGTTGAACAGACCATACTTTTCTAGTGCTTCACGCTCACCTTGTGTTAGAGCACTTTCCTTACGTGACCATGAACTTGTGCTGTAATCAGCATATCCGCCCTTGCTGGTCTTCTTGATATTGAAATCAAGACCTGCCTCGTAATCAGTTGGCATGTTTTCTAGTTCTGGATCAAGAATTGCGTTCTTGACTAAATTGAAAATCTGAGGACTGATTACCAGTCTACGAATAGGATTTTCTGGTTGCTTGTCATCTTGAACAGGATTTTCACGAACAAAAGCCTGAAATAGATAACTCTTCTTCTTCCAGTACTTACGACCCATTTCTTCCATGCTCGGATCCTTGAACCAAGGACGAACTTCAGTTAGGATAGGACATGTTTCGTTCCACATTTCCATACATGGAACTTGAACATAAACAGTCTTGCTGTCAGACTGACCCTTTACACCAATGAATGGTAACTTGATAGTGAATTTTTCAAGCCAGAAGAATGAATTTTTTGGATTTGCGTCTGGTAGAAATCTGACGCGGGTTGTTGTACCCTCAGGCATGTTCCAGTGTGCGAAGATGCCGTTGTCTGAACCCATTGAGGTACCAGACATTTTGTTTTCTTGTTCTTGTAGTTTTGCCCTGATTTGTGCTAATGTTGTTGCCATGATATTTTTCCTTAATGTTAAACCATGATTAATTGCCTAGATACATCAACACATTTGTGTCGATGTAACAGTAGTATTTATCTTCTTGCTGTAAAAAGTTAATTTTTCTAGACATGGCAGCATTGTATAGTGCTGCTCTCTGGAAATCAAATTATTTGGCTAAACCCGCAAGTTGCTTGATGCTCAGGAGATTGCTTTCCATCACACCTTTGCCGTTTGGCAATTCTCTATCAAATGTACTACTACCATAGGAGCCATAATTTTCATTACGAACCTTCATGGGTGGAAATTCCACGCTTGGATCTTGTTCTGCCATAATATCTTTGGCACGCTCTAATTCTTCTTTGCTTGTAAAGTAAAATATTCCATCAATGAATTTGTAATCAAAGTTGTTTTCATCAAGCAAATCAGACAAACCAGAGTGTTCTGTTTCAGTATCAAATTCGTCATCCCATGGGTGTTTTGGTGTTGGACTCATGGTGTTTACATCGGCACTCATGTCTTCTAACATATCATTAGCCCATGATTCAAATTCTTTGCCTATGCCACCTATGTCTGATTCATATGCTCGCTTAACTATAGGCAGAGCATTCATCAATCTATCATCAAATATGCGCTTTACGAAACGCTCTTTTAGTTCATTCAAGTCAACATCACTGGTATCTTGATCCGCTTCTGGCGTCCATAAATCTTTATATTGTTCATAACCACGTTGGCTACGAAGTGTAAACAAATCACGATGTAATTTGCCATAATAATTCACAGCAGATTCAATCATCTGATTGGTTTCAACATCTTCAAAAGTTCTACCACGCATGTTTCTAACAAATGTTTTTAGAGCACGCATTTCAGAAACAATCTTAGTTATATGGTTACCAAAATCATCGTATAAAGTGCCGCCATTCTTTACATGTCTAGCGAATACACGAGCACCATTTAGTGTGGTACCCTCTGGTAGTTTAAATCGCTCACCTTCGCCGTTTTCAACATAGAATGTGCTAATATTTCTACTTCTGGCTGCTGGATCTGAATCATCAAGAATTGGTTTATTGTGTCTAGCAATAATTCGAACGTTGTCCAAATTTTCGTAACTACTCTTGGTAGTACCATAACGCTTTGATTCACTGACTTCGTTTTTGCTTTTTGTAGTATCCGTGCTTTTTATGTGTATCAAATCTTTAATGTTCAGACCACTTTTATCAATATCACGAACGTCAAACGACTTGATAGTTGGATAATTTCTCTTAGCGAACATACGTAAATTTTTTAGATAATCAAACCACTCACGCTTATCTGATGGATCCAAAAATCTATCAATGTTTCTATCATAGTACACTTTGAGTGTGTTGTTTATAATAGAGATATTAACATGTCCTAGCGATTTGCCATCCCTTTGAAAATCAAAATAGTAATATCTTGCCTTATCTGGGTCAAGAGTATTCTTTAAATTTTCGTCAGCAATACTTAGATCAGAAAATCTATTTCTGATTTTGTTAA